AACGGGCACGATCCCTACGCCTACGTCCGAGACGTTCTGACAAGGCTTCCGACCCATCCGGCCAGCCGCATCGAAGAGCTCCTGCCGCATCGCTGGCAGCAGAGCTGACCTGCGTTATCGCCGTCAAGGCGAGTTCACCGGACGCTTACGCTGTGATCCCCAAAGGTGCCCCGCGGTGCATTCGATGTGCTGCGGTATGAGGGGACTATCGCCGGACGACTCGTCGAGTTGAAGCCGGCGTACTAGGAGCGCGATAGGGCTGCTGGCAGAGGCTACGGTGTGCCGGCAGAGCGGAGCTTTTTCCACTCCGTCATCCATTCACGCACGGTGCGCCAGGCAACAGGGACTACGACCCCTGCTACCTGACTGGCGGCCGCATCCATGCTACGTGCAGAGGCCATGTTGCTGTCACACCAAGAGAAGACGCTTTGCTTCATCGAGCGATTCTCCGAGTGTCTGGCCGCGGCAGCTGACCTTGCAAGCGAGGAGCGAGCGTTGACCGTCGCCGCTGCTGCTTCTTCTTCCTTGCCGAACTTGAATCCCTCGTCCCACATGTAGATGCCATTGCTGAGCACGCGTGCGTCATAGGCTTCATGTAGCCATTCGCTGGCTTCGCGGCAGTTCAATTGACGCGCGGAATCATCTGCTAGATGCATCCAATACAGTGAAATGGCATCTAGGGCCTCGCCTTGGGTGAGAGGGACGTTGAAGGGGGTGCCCTCCAGGAATCGTAGGCGTCCTGCGTCTGCCTGGATGGAAGCCAGCTCGTTGTACAGGGTATTGGCCCATCCGTCTAATGAGGCGTAGTTTTCTGCTGTCCAGGTCGTCTCAGGATGAATAAGACGTTTGTCATCTTCACCATCATGCAAGATTGCCATGTAATGCGCAGCATTCCAAGCGGCAAACCACACATCATGAACGGCAAGGCTGATGAGGGATGACAACGAGTCGGAGTGCTGCTTGAGCGCTTCACCTAGTTCGTGCCGGTACAGGCTATCCACTGATGGGCCAAGATGATTCAAAGAAGAGGGCAGGAGAATCTGCTTCTGCAAATTCATGCCGAGGACTGATTGAACGGCCCTGTGTGATGCCTCGACGCGTGCCTTGTCGTGTCGTTCCGCAAAATCAAGATCCGCCTTGGGTGTGTTGGTTTCATTGGTCATCACCTTCGTGATACTGCCACCAACACGACAGAATGTGGACTATGGTTGATGCGGGGCTGTAGCATCCTGTCAAAACTCGAAGAGCGAGGATCGGATGTCTCCGTTTCAGGTATTGGCGCTATGGTCTGGAGCTGCGCTTGCGATCGTGGTGACCAACAGTTGGACGAGTTTGGTTGCCTGGGCGGACAAGAGCCCGAACATGGCATCTTGGGTCCAAGCGGTGGGCGCGATAGTCGCGATCGTTGGGGCATTTCTGATTTCAGATCGTCAACATAGAGCTTCGGTCCAGGCGCAGCGGAAAAGTGCTGCACAGAGTGCAGTTGATAAGCTTGCGATCGTCAAAACTCTCCTTGCCCGAGCTATTGCGATGGTTGGGTTGCTTCAGCGTGAATTTGAAGAGGGGCGCCTGTATGAGGTGACTTCTCTTGAACTTGAACACCTAGTCGATTGCAAAGATGCCCTTGACAAATTACCAGTGCTCGAGATTCCCTCGGCAAGGGTTGTCCTCTATCTTTCTTCTGTGCCTCGCGGCCTTGGCGAACTTCACTCGGCCTGGACGGTCGCTTCCGCATTCGAAAAGATTCATGCCCCCGAAATGAGAGTCGAGGCTCACGAAAAGCTGTCGAAGAAGCTTACGGAGGTTTTGGAACTGACCGAGCTTTCCGGTACTGTTTGTGAAGAGGAAATTGGCCGTCTTCGCCGCGAGACTGGGCTGTGAGACGCACGAGAGACACTGCAGTCGCACTTGACCGCGTTGAGCTGGTGTTCCGTTACCTAGGAGTCTATTGCTCTTTAAAAGGTGGGTATGAAAAAGCCCGCTCGAGGCGGGCTTGGTGGAGAGGCGGTGTATCACCAGCCGTGGGTGCGGTAGCGCTCCGCCACGTCGATATAGGTTCCATGCACCTCGTCGATGTAGCTGAGCCAGATGCTGTAGATCAGAACGAGCAACGACAAGCCTCCGAAGACCACGAATGTCCAGCCGGCTAGTGACTTATCCGCGCCAGGGCTGATCTTCGCTGGAATCGTCAAGAAGTTTGCGATGGCTAAGCCGAACACGAACAGGAACACTGCTGCCAAGGCGTAGTGAGCCCAGCGCCATTTGCCGTATTTATGCGCGATCCATCCGGTATCGAGTAGCTTGAGCATGTCCGCCTCCAGTGGCGTTGAGCGTACCGGAAAAGGTGATCGTAGGCGACGATGAACACGCTTGAAAAGCCTGTGTTCGTGGTTTCGGCGAAGTCGAGCTAGAACCGGGTGGTGCCCAAACCTCGCGGTCGCCGTCATCCTCTGTACCTGCTGCTGTCAAAGCCGATGGAGCCGATCTACACCGCAGCAGCCACGCCTGTTGCCTGGAACGAGGACTTACCCTTTCTGCTGGCCGAGGGTGTTGCCTATGTCGTCTGCCAGCCGTGCCCCGAACTGCGCAGGTGGGCCCGCCAAATCCGGAAGCTCCACGCGGTCGACACCAGCGCCGAGACCAACCCGGACTTCTCCTGGCTCAGCGCTGCGCCAATCGCCCCTCGGAATCTGGGCAAGGTAGGAAGCATCGCTGCCCAGATCTATGGCGAGGACTGCGCCCGAGAGACATCAGTTCGAGCCGGTCACCATCTCTTCTGGGAGCAGCGGTTACTGACGATCGTTCTCGAACGTCCTCGAGGCCCGGCCGTCGGCTTTGTCTCATTCAGCCTGCACTGGTCGGTGGACGCACTGCTCGTGCCTGAGGAAGCAAGCGAGCTTGAGGTGAAGCTCGACCAAGCCTGGATCGCTGCCGAGTACCGCGGCCGGGGTTGGGGAGATCTGGCCGCCGGAGCCATCGCCGACACAGTCCGCCAATCCGTCGATCAGCTCGATTCTTCAGCTCGCTGGCCGAAGGGCTACGTTGCGAAGCTGCGGGTCGTAGTGTCTGCCGACCTCTACAGCACCAGCGGGGAGCGGTTCCTGGAAAAGTGCGCCACCTACGTCGCGATGCAGTTCGACTTGCTCCATGCGTCCGAGCGGATCGAGATCACGGAGGTGATGTGCGATGGCCGGTGGTAGTGTGCAGAGCATCAACTACGATGAGCCTTTCCAAGATCCTTTCATGAGCAGCATGATCTTTCTCGGAGACCGAGAAATATTCGTCTCCAATCAACGCTTCTCGACGCTGATCGAGTTTGGGCTCGAAGTGGCGGATGCGGTTGCCTCGTCAGAGCAGGACCGTTCGTTTGTGCAAAGGCTGAAAGCTGAGGCAGAGAACTTCTATAGGGGAATCGATCTCGACCTTGAAGAGCTGTTCTCGGGAAAAGATGAGTTCGGGTTCTGGAGCAGGGTCTACGCAGAGCTCGCGGTCCGAATTGAACGGAAAGAGATCGGAAACCCAGAGATCGATGATTGGCGCCCCAGCGCCACTGCCGAAGCTCTTGCGATATCGAGGATGCTGGCGACTGCGGCCTGAGCCTGTTGGTAGGCTACTACCTCTCCGCCCAATTGATAGCAAACCGTTCGATGTCCGTGATGGTCAGCTCAAGTAGCGCGGAGTCCTCGGGGTGTTCAACCACATCTACCAGCAGGTTTACGAGGTTCTTCCGCAGGATAGGGCGCAGCGGCGCGGCGAAGGCCACAAGCTGCTCTACCAGCGTTCGCGCCGACCGTGCATCCTTGACGTCCCCCGGTGAACGAATTCCCTGGCCGGTCTCCAGCCAGCTTGGCCACACCCTCAGCGCCTGAGCGATTGCCAGCAGTTCCCTTGGCCGCTGCCTCCACCCCGCCTCCAGATTCCCGATCGCGCTCTGTGTCACGCCGGCCTCGTCGGCCAGGCGCAACTGGCTCCAGCCAAGTTCGATCCTGGCTGCCTTGATGCGGCTGCCGATGCTTGCCATGACCGTTCAGCGCTTCTTGGTCAGGGCAACCAATCCACGAGCCATTGCGAGCATCGACTCTTGCTGCGCTGGCGAGATCCCCCTGTAGATCTGTAGCAACTCCATCTCTTCCGGGTTCATTGCGGCCTGCGCCGGGATAGCAGAGGGCGTGCTCGCGACCATGTCGCCGTCACCCTCTGCAAGCCATTCGGAGCTGATCCCAAGGATGCGCGCGGCCCGCACATGGTTCTCGACGCTCAGGGTCTTGCTGCCCCCCAGGAGAACCTTGCTGACTGCCGCGGCGGAAATGCCCAAGGCGGCGGCGAGAGCGCTCGACGACATCTTGCGCTCGGACAGCGCCAGTCGCAGGCGCTCGCTGTAGGGTGTAGGCGTAACCATGGTTGAAATCGTACCAGACGAATCCACTTTTGTGGAAATCATGGTTGCGTTAAGCATTGGCTCATAGTTAAATTGAGGGAATGAAGAAGCTTCTCGCAATCGAACTCCTGGGCGGAACCGTCTCTTCTGCAGCGAAGGCTCTGAAGGTCTCCTACGCTGCAGTCCACAAGTGGCCGGATGAACGTCCTCTGCGCATCGCGGACCGTGTGGAAGGTGCTCTCGTCCGCCGACAACGCGAAGCAAAGGCCGCGGCCGCTCGAGTAGAGGCCCTGCTGAAGTCTCGTCTGTCGGGGGAGTGACGTGCCGGCTCATCGCGTTGCCCTTCGCGTGGTCCAAGGTCCAACGTCGACGTCCTGGGCGGCGAATCGCACATCCACCTCTCCATCGACCCAGCGAATCTCCAGCCTGGTGGTGCGCAACGTCATGCGCGGCCGAGTGCCGGGCAGCGCGCTGGCGTTGGTCGTGACGCAGCTCCTGGTGCTGCAGTGGATGAGGTCAGGATCGTGCGCTGGAGAGCGTCTTGGGGTTGGGGCGTAAAGCATGTCTGCAGTCTCGCCAACGCCGGCTGAAAGGGCCAGAAAGGGGTTGCACATGACGATGCGAGCCCTTGCAGAGCCTGGAAGGGCTGCGGGCGTGGCTGCCGCGATGGGCCTCTCCGAGGCCACCATCAGCCGGATCAAGAACGAGCGCCTCGAGGAGGTTCTGACTTTTCTCGCGCACCTGGGCTTCAAGACCGTGCCGGCCGAGTTCCAGTGCGTCGACGAGCGCACGTTCGCAGCCTTCCAGATCCTCTGGGAGAAGGCGATGAGTCAGACGTCGGCCGCCAAGCTGATCTTCGAGGAGGCGGACTGATGCGCCGCGCAATCCTCCGGTTCGTGCACTTCTTGTATTGGCTGCGCGTGCACCGCGGCAACGTTGGTCGCGCCCTCTGGGCCACCGAACACGAAATGGGAGCTTGGCGATGACCAGCGACGCACGCATCTCGGTTGGACTTCCTGGACATCCGAAGACCAAGAAGCTGATCCGTCGATTTGGCCAGGCGGCTGGCTGGAACCTCGTGTGCCTGATCCTGTGGACCGTCGCAAATCGCAGCGACGGCGATCTGACTGGCATGTCGGACGAGGATATTGAGCTGGCTGCCGAGTGGGACGGCGAGGAGGGCGCGTTTGTCGCGGCCCTCGTGAGCGTTCGGTTTCTCGACGGTGAGGTTGGGAGCTACACGCTGCACGATTGGGAGGAGCACAACCCGTGGGCTGCTGGCGCGGAGATGCGTTCAGCTAAGGCCCGTTGGAACGCTGCTAAGCGTCATCATGGTGAAGCTGCTGCCAACACCCTAGTACCCGAATACGTTGCTGCTAGGAATGCTGTTAGCAATGCACGCAGTTCTGCTACTAGCAATGCAGATAGCAATGCTGCGGCGCAGACCAGCATGCAACCATTGGCGAGCAGCAATGCTCCGTCTCCGTCTCCGTCTCCGTCTCCGTCTCCGTCTCCGTCTCCGTCTCCGTCTCCGTCTCCGTCTCCGTCTCCGTCTCCGTCTGAGAGTTCTCCCTCGACCCCCGATGGGGGTAAGCGAAAGCGAAGGTCTCCGGGCGAGATCAACGCAAGCATGGCGGGCTTCCCGGCGTTCTACGCCGCCTATCCGCGCAAGGTCGGGAAGCAGGCCGCGCTCCAGGCGTGGGTCAAGCTCGCGCCGGACAAAGCCCTGCAGACGGTGATCCTCGGCGCGTTGGCGGCGCAACGGCCGCACCTCGACCGGAGCGAGAACGGGCGGTTCATTCCGCATGCCGCCACATGGCTCAACAAGGGCCAATGGGAGGACGAGATCCCTGGCGGAAAGCCCAAGCCGGTCGATGCGAGCGGTCAACAGTGGTGGCAGGCCGCAGGCTTCGGTCACGTCGCCGAAGCGCAGAACGCGCGCTGCCACGTCGGCAACTTTCGTCAGTTCCAAGACGGCAAGCGAATCGACTCGGAGGCCACCGTTTGAACGCCGCCGAGATCAGCCAGCGCATGTCCGGCGAGGCCAATCGTATCGCCGAGTACCTGCTGCCGCAGGGCAAGCGTGCGGGCAAGGAGTGGAAGGCGGGCAACACCAGCGGCGAGCCCGGCGGCAGCCTGTCGGTGTGCATCACCGGTGCGAAAGCGGGCACCTGGAAGGACTTCGCGAGCGGCGAGGGTGGAGACCTGATCGACCTGTGGATGGCGTGTCGCGGGCAGACCATGCCCGAGGCGATGAAGGACATCAAGGCGTTCATGGGCATCCGCGACGATTTCCCGAAGCCGCCGGAGAAGACCTATCGCCGGCCGGAGAAGCCGGCCTGCCAGAAGCCGAAGCAGCGCGTTCACGAGTGGTTGACCGGGCGCGGCCTGACGGTCGACACGCTGGCGGCGTTCAAGATCGGCGAGCAACTGCAAAACGGGAAGGCATACGCGGTGTTCCCGTTCCTCGACGCTGCCGGCGCGTTGCTGAACGTCAAGTACCGCAACCCTGACGACAAGCGCGACATGCGGCAGGAGAAGGAGGCCGCGCCGTGCTTGTTCGGCTGGCACCTGATCGACCCGAAGGCGCGCGCGGTGACGATCACCGAGGGCGAGATCGACGCCATGACGCTGCACCAGATGCGCATTCCGGCGTTGTCGGTGAACCAGGGCGCGGGCAATCACCAGTGGCTCGAGCACGACTGGGAAAAGCTCGAGCGGTTCAGCGACATCACGATCTGCTTCGACCACGACGCCGCGGGCGACAAGGGCGCGTTCGAGATCATCCAGCGCCTTGGCATCGAGCGGTGCCGGCGCGTGCGTCTCGGCGCGAAGGATGCGAACCAGTGGCTGCAAGACGGGGCGGAGGCCGTCGACTTCCAGCAGGCGATCGACGAGGCGCGCGGCTTGGATCCCGAGGAGTTGCGCAGCGCCGACGACTTCACGCCCGCGGTCGAAGCGCTGTTCTATCCGCCCGTCGGCATCGATGCGGATCCGTACCTATACCTCGACAAGCCGCTCGACTGGTTCCAATTCCGCGCAGGCGAGTACACCTGTTGGACCGGCATCAACGGCCATGGCAAGAGCCTGATGCTCGACCAGGTGCTGCTGGGACTGATGCGGCAGGGCCAGCGCGTGACCGTGTTCTCGGGTGAGCTCACCTCGCCGCGGCACCTGAAGCGGATCATGAAGCAGGCCACAGGACTTGATCGGCCGACGCGCGAGTACATCCGTGCCGTGGGCGCGTGGCTGCGGGAAAGGCTGTGGCTGTTCGACCTCTTCGGCGTGGCGAAGCTCGACCGGCTGCTCGAGGTGTTCGCCTATGCCGCGCGCCGGTACAACGTCGGCCACTTCGTCATCGACAGCCTGATGATGATCGACGTCCCGCAGGACGGGCCCGGCGCGATCACCAAGCAGAACGAGGCGGTGCAGAAGATCGTCGCGTTCAAGCGGAAGTTCAATTGCCATGTGCACGTCGTCGCACATCCACGCAAACAACGGGATGAAACGGTCCCGGTCGGAAAGATGGACGTGGCCGGCGCTGGCGGCATCGTCAACGGCGCGGACAACCTGTTCTCGATCTGGCGCGCCCAGAAGGACGAGGCGCCGGCCAACCCGAACGATCCGGATGCGGTCGCGGCCTGGGAACAGCAGCAGAGCGACATCGACGCGAAGTTGATCCTGAAGAAGCAGCGCGAAGGCGCCGTACAGGACTACACGCTCGCGCTGTGGTTCGACAAGCCGTCAATGCAGTACAGGACCACGCCGAGGCGCTACCCGCTGCGGTTCGTGGATTTCTCCATCCAAGATCAGGAGGTTTCTCATGAGAATGATCGATAGACAGGCCGACGACCAAAGGAGCACCACTTGTCAGAACCCTTCGCCCTTCTCTGGAGCCGCAAATCCAACGGCTTTCACATCGAGCCACTCGCGCGTGCTTGCGAAAGCGGCATGCGCTTCTTCCAGGGAAACATCGAGAACGACTACCTGCTGCTGTTCACGGGAAGTTCAGACGAGTGCAGTTCCAAAGCAGACGAGCTGCGCCGGGTCTGCGATGAACGGGCAGTTGTGCGGGCTCTCTACGGGCCGCACGAAGACCCGATCTGAAATCATCTGTACCGGCTACGGTGCTCAGGAGGTTCGCCAATGAGCATGCGCGAGTTCGAGCAATACCTGAAGGCGTCGGACTTCTTCGCCGACGTGATGAACACCCACCGGGTGGCCACGGCCGAGATCATTGCCAGCTTCGCGAACTTGCTGCGCGACAACCGGGCAGTGTCGAACGAACAGATCAAGGCGCTGCTGAAGGCGCTCAACAACGGCCGAAGCGGTCCGTCCATTGATAGCAGTCGCCGGCTGCTCGTGGCGCGGATCGAGGACGCTCTGAAAGGCCGCGCGGAGTGACTGAACCTTTGACCTTTGAAGATCGGTACTCGACCGCCATCCGCTCGAGCAACCTCAAGATCGACCCGAGGACGAAGCGCTCCGATTCGGACGTGTTGGGCGCCATGGGGCTCGCTGCGCGGCACTTCCCGCTGGCGGTGGCCCTGCAGCGCCTCTTCTTGGGCGACAACACCGCAGCCAAGGAGATAGTGGAGATCCTGGCAGACGACGTGTGGAAGCAGGCCAGGGGGATACGGATAAAGCTGAACCGAGTACAAGCCTACGATCTCGCGCGAGCGTGCGTGGCATGGCACAGGAACCCCATCTGCACACCTTGCCAAGGGCACGGCGCCACGGTGATCCCGGGGACGAAGACGCTCGGCGTAGTCTGCACATCGTGCAGAGGGGAGGGGCGCACCTCGCTGGCGAAGCTGGTTAAGGAGTTGGCGCCGCTTGCGGACTGGCTCGTGGCTCACATGGAAAAGCACCAGGCGATGGCAGGGCCCGAGGCGATGAAGCAGATGGCGGGCTACCTCGAACTCAAGCTCGACTGCGCAACCGCGGAAAAGAGTTAAAAGTCTTTACCGCTGTCGCGCGACAGCCTAAAATGACGACGCCTGTACAAATCCCGGGCGAGCCGGGAATAATAAGAGCAGCTCATCATGAAGGGCGGAGCTATGTTGCACTTCATGTCGGCGATGACTGAACCGAAGCGCACCTCCTTTTAGCTACCGGTCGTCTTCGACAAGAGGCTAGTGAGGGCAGGGATGAACGGCGTTAGAACGGCCATGTGGTTGGCCGCTGCGGTCACGAACTTCTGATATTTTTCCAAGTAACCGGCTTTCCCGACCTCAGCTTCCATTTCGGTTACGCATTGGGTTAGGGCGGACTTCTCCGCTTCGGGAATCTTAGATCCTTCAAGAGTTGCTCTAAGACTCGAGAATACCGGGGCATTTGAGATGTTGATGTTCGTCGAGTTGTCGGTCGAATTCACGAGCACGTTGCCTTGAGCAGTGATCGTGTGAACTTGAATAGCTTGGTCGCGCCCAGTGGTCATGCTGAAGTCCCCGTGTTCGTTCTTGTAAATCTCGGTTTGCTTAAGCAGATTCGCAGTTTCGGAAACGGCCCGAAGAAGCTTTAGTTGGTCGTCCCATGTCTCAATCATCCGTCCGACAGCCCAGGGCGTGTCGTCGGCCTTGGCAAGCTCACGAAAACTCGCTGCTTCAGTTTCGAGAGCGGTAACCTCTGCGGACCAAGATTTCTCCAAATCCTGCACATAGGAAGTCAACGTAGGGTATTCGCCAACGTTGTTGAAACTCTTAAGTCGCGAAGACATATCAGACGCAATACCCCGGCCTCTCGCGTAAATGCTTTCCAACTTCCGGCGTCGTGGTTGCTCCAACCGATAGACTTGGTTGAAGTCCTCCTCGTGCTTGAGATGTACCCAAGTGCGATTATCAAGTCGATCAAATTCTTCACCGATCGCCCATATCCGGTAGAGAAACGTTGCTGCCGAGGCGAAATCCTTGCGCACTTCCATTTTCAGTCGATTGCGTTGTTTCACGGAGAATGTAACCGCATCGGCCGTGTAACCTTCTAAGAGGCTACAGCTTCGAACGCAATCTATGCCCGCCAGGTTCGCCTGAGCGGGCTTTTTCATGCCCGTGAATCGGACAAGTCGTGAGACACCCGATGGAGAGTTCTATGGCAAGACCCAGCAAGTTCAAAGAGGAGTTCATCGACCAGGCGCAGCGGCTGTGCAAGCTCGGCGCAACCGACGTCGAGGTGGCCGACTTCTTCGGCGTGGACGTGCGCACGCTGTACCGCTGGAAGGGTGAGCAGCCCGAGTTTTGTCAGGCCTTAAAAGCTGGGAAGGATGAGGCTGACAACCGCGTCGAGCGCAGCCTGTTCGCACGCGCCAACGGCTACGAGCACGACGAGGTCGACATCCGGGTGGTGAACAACAAGATCGTGAAGACGCCGATCCGGAAGGTCTATCCACCGGACACGACGGCCGCGATCTTCTGGCTGAAGAACCGCAAGCCCGGGGAGTGGCGCGAGACGAAGGCGGTGGAGCTCACGGGTGCGAATGGCGGCCCGGTGCAGGTGCAGAAGGTGCAGCGCACCATCGTTGATCCAGCCGCGGCGAAGTGAGAACCCTGAACCTGCCCACGGCGCGCGTGTTCGTGCCGCTGTGTGAGCCTGCGCGCTACAAGGGCGCGTGGGGTGGTCGGGGTTCAGGGAAGTCGCACTTCTTCGGCGAGAAGCTGATCGAGGACTGCATGGCCGAGCCGGGCGATTCCGGCGGGGAAGGCATGCGGGCGGTGTGCATCCGCGAGGTCCAGAAGGATCTGGCGCAGTCGTCCAAGGCGCTGATCGAGGCGAAGCTGAAGGCTCACCGGATCGGCGAGGCCGACGGGTTCAAGGTGTTCCGTGACTGCATCGAGACGCCCGGCGATGGGTTGATGATCTTCAAGGGCATGCAGGACTACACCGCCGAGAGCGTGAAGTCTTTGGAGAACTTCAAACGTGCCTGGTGGGAGGAGGCGCAGACCGCGACCGATCACTCGCTGAACCTGCTGCGCCCGACGATTCGCGCGCCTGGGTCGGAGCTTTGGTTTAGCTGGAACGCGCGCCGGCGCACCGATGCGATCGACGTGATGCTGCGCGGCGCCGAGATCCCGACGGGTTCGGTGGTCGTGAAGGCGAACTGGCGCGACAACCCGTGGTTCACGCCCGAGCTCGAGCAGGAGCGGCTGGACTGCCTGCGCATGCAGCCCGAGCAGTACAACCACATTTGGGAAGGCGGCTACGTCACGGTGATGGCCGGGGCGTACTTCGCGAAGAACATCGCCGACGCACGGCTGCAGAACCGCTTCGGCCGCGTGGGTGCTGACCCTCTGATGACCTACCGGGTGTTCGTCGACATCGGCGGCACTGGCGCGCGGGCTGACGCCTTCACGATGTGGGTGGCGCAGTTCGTCGGCAAGGAAATCCGCGTCCTCGACTACTACGAGGCGGTGGGCCAGCCGCTCGCGGTGCACCTCGCATGGCTGCGCTCGCGCGGCTACACGCCGGAGAAGGCGCAGATCTGGCTGCCGCATGACGGCGCCACGCAGGACAAGGTGCACGACGTCTCCTATGAGAGTGCCCTGCAGGCAGCTGGCTACACGGTGACGGTGGTTCCGAATCAAGGCAAGGGCGCCGCGGCTGCACGCATCGAAGCGGCCCGCCGCCTGTTCTCGCTGATGTGGTTCAACGAAGCCACGACCGAGGCCGGCGTGGCCGCGCTGGGCTGGTATCACGAAAAGAAGGACGAGGCTCGAAACATCGGCCTCGGTCCTGAGCACGACTGGGCGAGTCACGGCGCAGATGCTTTCGGGCTGATGTGCGTGGCCTACGAGGAGCCCGTCGAGGCGAAACCGATGAAGTACCGCAAGCTGAACAACGCTTGAGGAAGGATTCCATGAGCAAACCTCTCTACCTGCCCAAAGGCTGGCGCGCAGGGCCGCAGAAGCTCGCCCGCAAGGTCTACATCGCGGAGAAGAGCGGCACCTATGTGAAGGGTCGCCAGCCCGAGCCGCCGGCTCCTCCCGCTCCTGCGCCTGCACCCTGACATGGCAGCACCGAACGCACCCAAGCGCATGAGCGACGCCGACCTGAAGGCGCTCGTCGACTCCGAGCTGCGCCGCGCCCTGGGCGTGGAGAGCAGCAAGCTGTCCGAGCAGCGCCGCAAGGCCATGGCGTACTACTACGCGGAGCCCGAAGGCGACCTCGCGCCGCCGGAGATCGAGGGCCGCTCGAAGGTGGTCTCGCCCGATGTGCGCAACACCATCGAGTCGATGCTTCCGCAGATCGTGGTGAAGTTCATCGGCGGCGACAAGGTGGTGCAGTTCGACCCGACGAAGCCGGGCGACGAGAGCAAGGCCGACGCGGCGACGAAGTACCTGAACCACATTTTTCTGAAGAAGCACGACGCAACCATGCTCACGACGACGTGGGCGAAGGACGGCATGCTGCAGAAGCGCGGCGTCCTGAAGGTCTGGTGGGACACGCGCACCGAGGAGACGCGCGAAGAGTACAAGGGCCAGACCCCCGTGCAGCTGGCGCTGCTGATGCGCGATCCCGAGATCGAGCCCATCGAGCAGTCCGAGCGGCCCGACGAGGCGGAGGCGCAGCGCCGCGCGGAGACGCTCGAGCAGCTGACGCAACAGCTGCAGCAGGCCTGGGCGGCGGCGCAGCAGGGCGGCGGTCCTGCCCAGCCGCCGGCTGAGCGCG